GTTGCTCATGGTACTGGTTTTGCAGCCAAAATTGGTGAAACTGACGATTTAGTTTCAGCAACATTGTTGACATTACGAATAACACAAGCATTACAAAATTATGATTCTAAGTTAGATGAACAACTCAGAGATAGTCTGGATGATTACATAGCACCCATGCCGTTTATAATGATATGAAAATAACTGCTGTTGATGATGGACTGGATTTGTTTCTGGTAGAGGACATACTTCCTGAAGATCTACTAGAGCTAGTAACAAAGGAAAAGTTTTACGATTATCCCTGGGATTCCCAAGAAATGCAAGCAGATTTCAATCGTCGTCGGTTATTGGTCCAAGACATCAGTATTTTAAACCAAGTAGACCAAGTTTATAATTCTTGTCTGTCCATGATCGAACAACATCTGCGTATCAGCTTTTATGACAAAAGATGCTGGAGCAGTTTTTGGTTAGACTTTCAGGGTTTCCATTGCCCAGTACATCTGGACGGAGCAGAAAGAAATCTTACCCCCAAGTTAGCCATGCAGATATATCTGTCTGAGTCTGCAGAATCTCAGCTAGGAACAGTATTTTATCACGACGATCAGGGCGAAAATGTGAGATACAGTGTTCCATATCGGATGAATACAGGTTATATCATGATAAATGGTCCAGAACAATGGCACGGTATGCTGAACGAAATACCCAGTGATCACTGGCGGTTAAGCAGTTATACATACTTTATGAATTTCGACCATAAATAATACATTATGCGTGAATTAGATAAAATTTCCGAAGAACTCTTCAATAAGATCAGATCAAGATTTGATCGAGTCAATCTGGGCGACGATAAAGCCCAACGTATTACAGATCCAGAAAAAGCTCGATTCCTTAACTTTGATTATGTTAGCGAATCCGGAGAAAATTTTGGAAATGTTACCCTAAGTTTAATAGACGAAGATTCGTTAAGAGTGTACTATAGCTCCAACATTACTCAAGGACTTGATGAAGAGCAAGAATCTGAATGGCACAGATTTTTAAGAGCATTAAGAAAGTTCGCCCGTAGAAACATGTTACAGTTTGACGTTAGAGATATCAATCGCAGCAATCTAGATCTTCGCGATATCAAGCAACAGAGCAACTCAGACAGCACCTACGACAAAGATGAATTAGCCATAGCCGAAAGTCGTTTATACGGTCACGGCAATAACAAACATGTAAGTTTTGGCGACGTTGGCACACATAAACTAATTATTAAACATCGTGATCAAATTGATCCTGATCGTCACGGTGCCCGCGGCAGACAAATTGAACATGTATTTGTTGAAACTCCAGTGGGTGAGCGTTTCCTTTTGGACCATACCAATCTACACGGTGCCCGCGCCACAGCCAATCATCTAAGACACGGTGGTCGATTTGGTGACGAAGGCAGCGATTTAATTAACGAAATGGTCAAGGAAATGGCCAGTATGCGTCATTTTGTTCGTAGTATGCGTAATCGTACATTTGAAGATCAGGAAACTACCGGAATGGTAGAAGCAGCAGTTTATCGTTATAACGAAGTTAGAGATCATTTAAAAAGACTCCAAGGCCGTAAAGGTCACGAAATGCTAATGAGTATGATTACTCAAGAGTCTAATCTAGAAGAAGAAAATATCGATGTGGATTCACTACGTGAACGTTTTGTTAAAAAAATCTACGACGATAGATTTAACGAAGCACTACCTTACGTGTTCCGTGCATATAAACATCGTCAAAAAATGGACAGTCCTATGACAACAGAATTTGAATCCTGGGCAACTGGTATCACTGAAGAAACTTGGGATTCGGATTCCGATGACCAGGATGAACAAGACCTGATCGATTTAGCCCAAACACCGATACGTACTGGTGTTGACGGTGTCGACGCCATGGCTGCACTGGATGAAATTCATTTCCTGGACAGCGATGAGCTTAAAAATGCACTATATAAATTATCCAGAAGTCAGGGACCGGATGCTGATGCCAGACAACTAGTTCTGGGTTGGTTGATGTCCAATGGTGAAACAGTATTGGCCAAAGCAATATTGACCAACATGCAAAATCAAAATGCATCAACTCAGCCGCTGCCAGTTTCACCACAACCTGCACCACAACCAACTGGTGCCAGTACTGCAGATGCACCAGTAGTAAATGAAGACATTGCCATGTTAAAATGGCTCAGTGGTCTTTCTAAAAAATAATTAATTTTTCATTGTAGTATAAATATATTTGTTATATAATTGCACGGTGCAATTATGTATCTAGGCACATTCTAAGACCATCTTAAGGAGAAAACATTATGGCAACATCATTAGCAGAAATTCGCGCAAAATTACAGGCGCAAGACAACCGTGGTCAAAGCGGTTCATCACAGGGCGGAGACAACGCCATCTATGCACACTGGAACATTCCAGAAGGCACTAGTGCAAAAATTCGATTCTTACCAGACGCAAATCCCAAGAATGACTTTTTCTGGGTTGAACGTTTGATGATTCGACTACCGTTTGCAGGTATTAAAGGTCAATCAGACAGTAAACCTGTAGTAGTACAAGTACCATGCGTGGAGATGTATGGAGAGGCTTGCCCAATCCTGGCAGAAGTGCGTACATGGTTTAAAGATCCAAGTCTTGAGGAAATGGGTCGTAAGTATTGGAAGAAGAAAAGTTACTTGTTCCAGGGCTTTGTAAAAGATAATCCACTGTCGGATGACAAAACACCAGAAAATCCAATACGCCGGTTTGCAATCAGCCCGCAGATTTTTAATTTAATCAAGTCTGCACTAATGGATCCAGAATTAGAAAGTATGCCCACTGATTACACTGCTGGCTTGGATTTTACTGTTACCAAGACCAGTAAAGGTGGTTATGCAGACTACAGCACTAGCAAGTGGAGCCGCAAAGAGACTGCACTAACAGCACAAGAGCAAGCAGCAATCGACACACATGGTTTACATAACCTAGCAGACTTTTTACCCAAGAGGCCTGGTGATGTTGAACTTAAAGTACTCAAAGAAATGTTTGAGGCAAGTGTAGATGGACAGGCATACGACCCAGATCGTTGGGGACAGTATTATAAGCCTAGCGGCTTTCAGAACAAAGGTGGAGATGATGATAACCGGACGGCCGCCGCGGCGCAACCGACCGCGGCCGTGGTAACGGCACCTGCACCAGCGGAAACTGCTCCGTTTGACACTGACGATGGGGATGATGCACCAGTTGCTACTGCACCAGTAACCGCTAAACCGTCCAGTCAAAAGGCTGAAGATATCCTAGCGATGATTCGTAATCGCGCAAAATAAGGTCGTAACAGATGTTATCGCAATTAGATAACATTATTTTCCCGGACCGCTGCGAAGTACTAGAAGTTGCTCCGCAGCGGTACATTTATCCAATATATAAAAATGGCAGCAGCAGTTTATACAATTCTGGATTTAGAACATTAGATACCACAGAATTGCCATCCTTGGACCTGGTGGAAATATTTGTTAGAGACCCTTTTGACAGATTTCAATCTGGTGTGACCACGTGGTTACATCACAATACTCCCATTCACAATAAAGAAACTTTGTTATGGGTAATTAATAATTATCTGTTTTTAAACAGACATTTTTGCCCACAATTCCACTGGCTGGTAAATCTTCGTAGATTCACGTCAGCAAAAATAAAAATTAATCCTGTATCTGAATTACATACAGTAACTAATTTACACGAAAATTTAAATCATAATAAAATTTCATATAATCGATTGTATGATCCCAAGGTACAATTTTATCTTCAAATAGATAAAGTGTTGACTGAAACACTACTAGGACAAACAGTGACATTTGGCGAAATTATTGAAACAATCAAACAGGAGTATCCTGCGGTTTATCAAGAAGTAGTACAACGTTCAATTAACCTATGCAATGTCCTCGTTTAAATCACTTTGTAAGATTTAATCCCAACGGTACTGTTAGCCGGTGTGGTCATATGGTTAATGCACCAGAGTTTAATTCGTTGTTGGAGATGGAAAACAGCGAATGGCTATACAAAGCAAAACAATTACCATGGCCCACAGAGTGTATACGCTGTAAAGAAACTGAAGCACTAGAGCAAGACAGTATACGTGTACATACTATTAGATTTCATCAACAACAAACACGACGAGATTACTTGATTGTTGGTGGAGTACTGGACAATATCTGCAATAGTGGGTGTTTGTCCTGCGACGAAAATCATAGCACCAAGATTGGTAGCCTAACTTCCAAGATGTACCCCATAGTGGACAATACAAATCGTTTTTGGCAATTGCCAATTGGGCGTATTGTCAAGTTGGACATCAATGGTGGTGAACCCAGTGCCAGTAAAAATTATCTTGAGGTATTGCGTAATTTACCACCAAATGTTAAAGAAGTGCGGATTAATACAAATTGTTCAATTGTAATTGAAGAAATTGAACACTTGACCAATCGTGGTATTAAAGTCGTTGTTACAGTAAGCCTAGATGGCATAGAGGAAACACACGATTTTGTACGTTGGCCCATTAAATGGGACAAGTTTTATAAAAATCTTATAACGTATAAAAATATGCCTGGCGTAGACTTAAACACCTGGACCACAGTTAGTGCATTAAATATTCATAATTTTACGGCGATTAAACAATTTGTTTCTGACCATCATCTAGAACACTCGTATGCATTTTTGCACGACCCAGATCCGATTAACGTGAAATATTTAAATACGCTAACAGAACCATATAATTATATATTTCCGGATATAGTGGCAGTTGACAAGAACAACCAGATTGCACTAGATGAGTTTATTGAACATCAAAAGGAGTTACGTGGAATATGAAATGCTATGTAGAACTTCCTTGTAACAATGTTAATATAATTTCAAAACAAATTTATCAATATATCAAAGAAAAAACAGACATATTAAATACAAAAATATATGGCTGGCACTTTATTGATTGTAAAAGTTTATTTGATGCAGCACCTGATTTATTGGAGTATTTTAAAACAAATAAATTGGTCCCCCGACATGCTGCAGTAACAATAGTAACTGATAGCACACATCTTCCTAGACATATTGATGAAAAGCCAGTAATAGCAAAAATCAATTTCCCAGTGATTAACACCACTGGATGGGCCAATCGATGGTATATTAATGGTGCGATGGTAGCAGAATTATTGGATATGACACAACCAATTGTGTTTAATTCTCAAATTGAGCATAGCGTTGAACAAACCACAGCAACTGAAGTGCCGCGTATAGTAGCAAGTTTTACTTTTCACAATGAGCCTTTAAAATGGCTAGAATAGCAATCACAGGACATAGTGCTGGTATAGGTCAAGCACTAGCAAAAATATATGAAGCACAAGGAAACGACGTTGTTGGTCTCAGCCGCCGCAATGGATACAATATTCGTAG